AGCTCGCAATCGGGCTCCGAAACATTCTTTATGTTTTCGGATATGATTGTCATTCTGCGAAGAGAGAACTTAACTCCCTGGAGCATCTTATCAACATCTTTAGAGATGACGATGAGAAGAATGCCCTGGATCGTGCTAAGTTCTTGAGTAGTAGAGTGTTGTGTGACGTTTATGGGCATGAACTCCCTGAACGTCCCGCTTGTGTTCCCGCGGATCAAAGCCTGTTTTCTGGTGAGTGGTTGAGGTTTGTTCGACCTCGACTCGCTCGGTCTGGTCCCCATCGGGTTCCTTCCAAGGTTGGTAGACGGTTCGCTGCGAGTATTCTGCAGTTGAAGCGATGCTTTCCTGAGTTACCGATTGTCTTGAAAGTCACGACTGCGATAAAGCATCGTGAACGTCTTTCTACGGACAATTGGGTCACTCAGAAACCATTCTTGGATTCAATTCGTCGCACTGTTAATGAACTATTCCCTCCCGGTTGGGATTTGGATAAGTTCAGAGAACGTCCACAGTACTGTATGAGCAATAAGGCTTGCGCCGAAGCTTCACGACAGGCTGGTGGAAATCAGGGTGCGATGATTGATGCGATGGAGACTTTTGAGTCTGGGTCCGATTTCGAGGACCGTCCGGCTAATTGGAGCCTCCGCCAGGAGGAACTTCATTCCATGTATAATCACATGGGCCGAACGATCGTCGTATACTCGTACATTGGTGATCTTCTCTCTCGGGTGAAGCGCGAGCGTGTTTTGGATATGTTCCTAAGAAGGACTATACCAACACACGTGAGGCTCACGTCTGCTTTGTTGCAGATCCGGGAAAATGGAGGCCAATCACCAAGGCGAATTGGATCTATGGACGACTCAAACCGTACCAGAAGGCGATACACGGGCATCTTCGTCAATTCGATCAGTTTCGACTGATCGGAAAGACAATTGAAGATGTAGACGTTGCGCAGTTCGGTAAAATGGATCTCACGAAGGAATCAATTCTTTCAGGGGACTATGAAGCAGCTACGGATAACTTGCACCACGATGCCTCTGTCATGTGTCTAGGTTGGATTCTCGATAATATGAGATCAACCTGGTCATTTGACGTTGAGGCCTTCTTTCTGGCCAAGGAGTCTATGACTCACCTCAACATTTCCTATGGTACTTCACTGCAAACTCAGCAGATGAAGCTCCCGGGAATGGAGGGAGTTAATAAACTCCAAGACTTTGAACAGAATGGTGGGCAACTTATGGGTAGTCTGCTCTCCTTTCCCATCTTGTGTGTGATCA